GTTTCCGAACGCTCTCAAAAAAGCTAGGGGCCATACGATCGCGCTTACCAGAGTTACATTTGACGCAAGCCGCAACCATATTGCTCGCTTCATCTGTGCCGTTTTTGCTTATAGGGATGAGATGATCGACTGTGTTTGCTTCTTGTCCGCAGTAATGACAAGTGAAGTAATCGCGTTGTAAGACTTCGCTTCTAACGCGCTTGTAATACGCTGAGTTATATCTCTTGTGGCTCAATGCCAGCCCTTACGTTCGAAGTGTGATAATGCTCGGCAAGCATCGCCCCCGTACCTATGAGAGAGATACTTCATATGCGCTTGTATCTGCTTGTAAGGGTCTAAGTCTCTGTACCAAGTAGAACGCATTTGTCCTAAGCCATAATGAGATCCGTTACGAGCCTTTGGATTCCAATTACTTTCCTTATAAATCAACCAGTTATAACACTCAAATTGCTTCCAACTCATCTGATTGTAAGCATATAGTTTTAGATTCATATCTGCTTTTGATGGGCTTGTATTTATTATTGTGATCAGAGCCGCTATAAGTATCGTAGGCATCAGGCGAAGATATAAGGCCCCCCTCAACCTCCGCTTTAGGGCCAGCTCTGCGCCCGCGCTATGGCGAGATGGTACTCGCCTTGTCAAATTGAAATACATAACCGCAGGTCAGAGGCTTATTAGCCCTCTAACTCAAGTACCTTTCTAACATCGATTTCATTAGCTCCATTTAGTCCAATTATCGCATTACGTAGCAGTTCTTTACCGTCGCCGTGAAACTTAGTGGTCAGATAGGGCTCAGACTCGCTACCCTCTAACCAATCAACTATTTCTCCATTTGGATCAATAACTACATCATCAAGGTAATTGAACTTTTCCAATATCTTGTCAATCGACGAATCTCTTACTGTCTCGACTATCTCACTAGGAACGTTGGTCTTTACCCATTCAATGAACTTACGATCTGACTTGATGACCCACTTGAACTTCGGCTTAGTTGTTGTTATGTAGGCAATTACTTCATCACCTAATACAGCCTTTACCCTATCGGCTCCCAATTCATTCATCTGGGCTTGTAGGTCGGCTCGTAGCTCATCCTTCAGCCGTTTTGCTTGGTCTGCTAGGAGGCTAATTGCCGCTAGTTTCAGACTCAGGTCTTTGATTGTCATCTTGCTCCCTTTTCTTTGCTCTGTTTAGCCGGATTTCTAATGATGCGAGATTCACTCCCATATCTCGGGCAATAAACTCTTTATCGAAGCCCCACTCGAGCATCTGACGGATATATGCGAGTGAGTGGGTGCTTCTGCCTAGTTTGTCTTCCCTGCCCATCCTTCTCCTTTGAAATGTGCTGGAGTCGGGCTATAAACCTTACGAAGCGGCTTAGAACAATGACAAATCATTGTCTGACTAGCCGCCTCAAGGGTTAGCGTAATTTCTATCTGTTCCTCGCACCGGTCACAGTAGTAATCATATGTCGGCATCGATGAACCTTTCTAATGTGGCGTTGCCGTTCCAGTAGCGTTCTTTGATGCGCTCTTGCCCATCAGCTATCTTACAAATACGACACTTAGCGGCTTTCATCTTGTAATTACCGCATTGGTCGCACCTAGTTATAGCGTCTTCCTTATTGGCTACTCGATCCATCGGCTCTACCAATCTCTGCTCGAAACAATTCTGACATTCCATCAGCCAGACATCTTGGCCCTCGGTTATCTCAGAATCGTATTTGATAATTCCCCTCTGTGCGGTCACCTTTTTACATTGGCCACACATAAAGGGATGGATTTCATCGATCATCTCTGAAAGACCCAATGCCCATCTGCTCCGATTTTCATCCACTTAGCCGGATGGCCAGATTTAGGGACTGGACAAACCCAGCCGCGATATTCCTTGCCTTCCTTTGTGCCTTGCTTGAGAATCATCGGGCCGCATCCATTAGCGCAGAGCGGCACTTCATCAATTACTTCAGCTCCGAATTGTTCGGCTATCGAACTAACATCCCAGACAATCGGTTCAGGATCATTTGGTCTCTGTTCTTTTACAAATTCAGCCAGTTCGGGCTTTGTCGTCTGAATTGGCTTCTTGGGTGCTGGATTAGGTTTCGCCAAGTACCCAGCGAGGTTCAATGCGCGAGAAATCGACCCAGTCTCCGCTAGCTCTAAAGCGTACTGTTTAGACTTTGACTCGCTAGAAAGCCCAGTAGTCCAAGGATTAGCATCGGCTTCAGTTCGCCAGATTTCGCACTTCACAATATAAACGTCACAGTCTTTCGCTAACGATTCAGCTAGGACGTGAGTTTTGATTCGATAGTCCGGATTTTCACTAATGAATTGCTTATAGCGTTCCCAAGTTCCAACGTATTCATCTAGGTAATTCGACATTTAGTTTCTCTCTCCCTGCGAACTCATCGATCGCATATTCCAGTTGTTCCTTCAATGACCAGAATGTGCCATCTGGCCAGTTCTGCGCTTCATTTGCGCAGGGTTGGCAATAGAACCGCACTTGTGCGCGGCGTAGCGGTGTCTCGCTTTGGACTTTCCAGACTGCGGGGACTTGTGCCTTCAAGTGCCAAGTGCCGTCCTTGAGTTGCCCATAACGTGACTTACAGTAATCACACCATTGGCGTTGGTTAGTATTGCGAATCAGACTCAACGTCGTCCCAATCTTCTGGAGTTGAAAATCTGGTAAAGCCCAAGATAGCGGCGTATCCAATGAGATCGAGATACGAATCCTCGCGCTCCGGACTTTCCACCATTCGGCTGAGTTTGGTCGCGATAAAGATAGTTGCCAACTCAGATGGGTCTCTGAGCTGAACACCGAGGACTCTCGCGATTTTGTAAATGCGTAGTAGATTGTGCCTCGGGTCGCCATATTCCAGCCCTCGGTCGTCGAGGGTGTTACCAGCGTCCGAGAGCCAGTCACTTAGCGATCTCTCTGACATAAGAATTAGACGCCCTTCCTCGCTTGTAACCTTCGTTGAAAGCTTTGGCTTTTGCGGATTCAATAGATGCGTAAGCAAGCCAGAATCCGGTTGATAGTGCCAAGAGGATGCTAACGATTTGCTCCGGTGTAAAGTCATTCGACATCCGCACTCACCCCGAATCGGTCTAACCAATACGCTGAGATTTCTTCTCTACTCAATCGCCCTCTTGTTGATTGGCGACCTAGTGATTCGATTGCGTATCTGCGGATAATCTGGCCCTTGACGTAATTCTTACCATCTGACCAAGCTCCCGAAGTAGAATCAAATCGAATTACTTCCGGTTTATTTATCATTTATTCTCCCTTCCAAATCCTCTAAATGGATTTAGTGGGATAAATGTAATTACCTAAATGGATTTACACAAGTAAGAGCTCGGCGAGTCGGATTGGTAGGAAGGCGCAGAGCTTCTCGACCTTATGGCTACCAGCGAAGTCGGTCTTGTCGGGTAATGCCTTCCAATGCCACTCAGGAGCCTCTAGAGCCCCTAAGTCGAACTGATATACACCTTTAGGCGTCGCGTTGATATAAAGCGTCCTAGCCCCTGTCCTAGCCCTTATATCGGCTAGATAATCCCACTTCTTCTTCTCAATTATGAGAGTGTCGTAATGGGTGCGGCGGCACTTCATTTCAATATAGGAATCGCTAGTAATGCCGTCAGCTCGGTCGGTCGCCGATAGTGGCGTCAAGTCCGGATAGATGGCCTTGAGTGCCTCAAATAGTTCGACCTCGCGGAGGTAAATTAGTCGTCGTCCTCGTCTTCGTCCCAAGGCTTGAACATTGGGTTGCCGTTATCGACTATCCACTCAGGGTAGGAGCTACGATCCATTGCGAAAGCAAGAGCCGTACCTTCATCCATACCAGCTCGGCGGCAAGCCATATAAACCTCATTACAGGCAATAGCCCAAAAGTCCAGTCGAGTGAGTGGTACGTCTTTCGTCGTTTTGCGACGTTTTGCCACCTTCTTGACTGGCTGTTTAGCGCGCTTTTTTGCCTGTGCCACTTCTGCTCACTTTCGTCGAGAGGGCCAATTCTAACTGACTCTCCATTTTATCAAGCCGCGACACAATGGGCAGATTCTCTAATTTGATTATGTAACGCAGTCCGGCAATCAGTAAGCCAATTGATCCGAGAACTGAGGCGATAGTCGCCGCGAGGTCTGACGCTGGCATTAGCGAACTTTGCCGTAACGCTCGTAAGAAGGATTGAGCCAGTTGATGATGCTAGGCAAGACTGACGCTAGAGCGGCATTTGCAATAGCATTGACATCTAGACCGACTGCTAGGTAGGTCGCTAGAGCTGCTGCTACGAATGTCTTCGCCCAACTGCCCGCCATCAATTTGAGTTCTTTCATTTGTGTCTCCTTCTAGGTTGAAGAAACTGCCGTCTTTGTCTCCCAGAGTTGTAAAGCTGATATGGAAATGCGACTTGTGAGGGTTTGGGCCTCTGTATTTTCTGCGCTTCCAATTTAGAGTCCCGCTCATAATCTTGCCGTCAAAAATAATATATTTGATGCGCTTGTCGCCTCGCTTGGCGCACTTGCGAATCTTCTCGACTAACGCGTAAACCTCTTCCTTGTGAGCGCAGAGGTCGGCGTCAATATCTAAAGCTCTAACAATTCCGTCTCTTGGAATGTGGTCAGAAGATGAGTTATTAGCGTAGTGCCGAGCATCAGCAATCCAGCCATCACTCCGACGATCGCGATCAGGATAATCATCGTCTATTTGTTCCCTAAGTTGCTGTCCGGCCCTACAGAGTTTCGCCATCGACATCTTCCAAAACAACGAATCGATTTAAGATAAATTCGCCATCGACATATTTATCGCCCACAGAAATAGATTCAGGACAAAGAACGGCGTCGGGATAATTATCTTTTATAAAAGATTGGTCCGAAATAATTACATTTACAATAAATTCATTGTCGATAATTGCGTATCTATCCGACATAAGTAATCCTCACTAATCCTGCTGCTCCATTTCCGCCAGCGACCGAAGTAGTAGTACCAAAAAGAACAGCACCTCCACCACCGCAGCCAGCAACTGTCGCTGCGTTGCCAGCAGTCTGGCCAACTGTCGTGCGAATGATTCCATTTCCTGCGCCAAAATTAAATGTCGCAGTTGCGTCGGTTGTGTTTTTAACGCTTGATCCGTTGCCTCCTTGACCAAAACC